CCGCGATACAGCTTTATTATTATACGAAGGGGAACGCCATTAGTGTAAACCCATAGAAACCGTTTTTGATTTTTTATGTGGGGTTTTTAAATATAATGGTTAAAATATAATAATAAGCGAATCAACTAAAAACGTACAAGTCTAATTATTGCATGAAAACAAAAAGTACGAAATTAAAAGGGTTGAACTGTTTAAAATAAAATCTTGAATAAAGCCCAATAGCAGGCTAGCTATTTTTTGCAAAAAGAAAGAAAAATAAGCTTAAAAATATAAGAAAAATGTATATAAGAACGAGCAAAGGAAAGAAAAATAATGTCTAACTAAACAAAAAGAAAGCGAAAAGTATTTTTATGATGTTTTTCTTGGTGAAAGTGTACTTTGACTCGATGGTAATTGTGGCATTTGATAACCACACGTAAAATCGTCTCCTCCACTACAATATATTGTGCCTCGATATTCAGCATCTGTTCCGACGAAGAAATTGTCGGTTATTGTCCATCCGTCAGCAGTTGGTTCAGTGAGAGTGTAATTGTATGTAACTCTACATTTCGTAGGACATCGCCATGTTGTTTGAAAATCAACATATTTGTCGGACAGTGATTCTATGTGATATAGCGGTGCAGCTATCGTATCAAATGATTGCGGAGAAGCTGAGGGTTCAACAGTGTAACGAGTTGTTACTACATCGAAATTCCTCAACGGCTGTGAGAAAACTCGAACCCATTTCGGTTGTTCCTTGTAATGAATTGCAAATCGTAAACTTCCTCTCCAATAACGAAATAATCGCGACAAACGCAACGTTGGGTTCCATAAATTCAAACACGTAGTACTAGCGAGTCGCGGCCCTCTGAGTGAGTTACCGAAAGTGAGATCCTTGGGTAAAGTGGATTCGACTACTGCTTGCCCATTACTATCCATAAAATAAATTGGGGCCAATAAATTGAACAATTGCTTGAACGATACATATTCATCCGGCGAGGTCACCAAGGATATATTGCATCCTGATTCAATATTTCCAAGAGGTGGAAAATGTTGTTTCTGTAAACACGAGTACGACGAAGATGGTAATTCACACATTCCTGTTTCGACATCCATTTGCGCTTCAATTTCGTTCTCATATATTACCTCGGTTTCAACTTCTTTGGCCGAGGCTGCTGGAGCTCTATCGGCTGGAGCTACGTTGTTGTAAAAAGCGTTAGTATTAGGCCTGTAATCAAAAAATTGAAAATCAGCACCTGGTATTTCCGTGAGCTCGTAATAAATTGGTGCTGAACCTGATCCTCCATCGACAACTGTGTTCAGTAAATACACTTGCAAAAACCCGTAGCCAGCCATTACATTGATTGGTGTTATCTTCACTGGTGTGGTCGATATAAACGGAATACTAAAATTGTATTCTGTGTCTTTCGTAATATCCAAAACTACGCCCACTAAATCGTCGGGTGTTACAACATTATTATTCGCTGGATTGAAGCATATACGAACACGACATGAATGAAATGGTGTACACACAAACGACAAATTATAGCACATCGATCCGCGCCACTGTCCAAAAAGTGAACACACAAAACCAGCATGGGTGAATGTTCGACTCCCGCTTAACGATACAAATCCGGGTAGCAATGGTCTTGACAATAGTAACTTTCCTGGTAAATCTGTAGTCATTATTTTGCCAGCTTGAACGACACAAGGTCGTTGAATATAGTGCAGAATTCCCATATCATTTATCGATGAATTTGCTAAAGAATGGTTTATTCCAACGTTTGCATCAAACGGACTCGATGACATCGACAAAGCGGTGTCACTCACCTTACATGTAATTGCTGACCTACGAACTACAGGTGATGTGTAACTTAAATTACGTCCCGCACTGTAACCGAAAAAACTAGCCACATGACTGCCGGCTTTCAGAAGACCTCCAATTCCACCTAAAATCCAACCTATTGATGGTATAGGCGAAGCTGCTAACCCTATCGTTCCCGCTATTCCCAGCGCCTTCGATATCGAACCACTAGCGGTCTTGACCTCGTTTTCCTCTCGAGACTTTGCCATTTGAAGAATTCGCTTGTGAACTGCTGGCATTGCCGGTCGTACAGGTCGCTCCATATGTGACGATCCCCCAGTAATACGTAATGAATTCTTCGTCTTCGGAAAATAATCGTCGTCTTCCGGCATCTCCATTTGTGGCATGGGCGATATTGCTCTTGATTGGTAACCTTCCAACCGAGGATCTGTAACTCTGCAGTATACTGTAATAGTGACGTTCTGAGGTGTTGAAATTGTTGTTAAAGGTGATAATACATAACCTCGAACTTCCCACGTTTCAAATGCCGCGTTTGTCGTATTCGTTCGCATTTTATCATATAGAGATATCCATGGTAATGACATTGTTAGAACCTGGTTCGCACCTGCTCTAAGCTTCGACCACGTGCCAGTCGCGGCACCATTTAAACTCCAATAATTTGGATCTAATGTACTGGGATCTGGTAAAGGATTAATCAAAATAGTCCCATAATGTTGTGGCGCAGCGTTCAAACGAAATTCCACCTCAAAACTGGGTTGCCAATACACTGCTCTCTCAATATAAGCCTTAATCTTCGGAACTATTGCATTGGGTAGTGTAAAATTGAAGACTTGTGTACCCATTGCTTGTGTGGGTCTCCAACTAACTGATAGTACTTCGTATGGTCGACAAACCAACGACTCAATATCAACTCGTGGATATCCAATCCTTGCCACGCGTGAACCCTTGTGCGTATCAACATCATGCGTTTCGTTCTTATCAATGAAAGTTGTTATCTCTTCTTCTAAAACTGATGTCGGTGCCCCTCCTGGTACATCCATCTGTGGTTGAATAGTCAAATCTCTACACCTATTGCGAAAAGATCGTTGTGTATCTT